AAATAAAAAAAGGCTACAGGGCTATTTAGCCCCATAGCCCTTGTCAGCACACTGAAACACTGTTTTTATTATTCTACAGTTTCACCTTTGATAAATGACTGAATACCTTTATCAACGATAGAATCAACCATACTAGGACAGTATACTTCCGTAGTCAACGGAGTAGTCTTAATATATTGGTTGTCATTACTCAGATACAGGTTATCATTTTCAATTACTGCGTAGTCATAAGAAATACCTTCTACTACTTTGCGAGCCTGTTCTACTTCAGGATATGCACCAGTAAACACATGACCTTTATAGCCCATGTAGCGTACTTCTGCATCACGAACTTGCTTCCAGAAACCTTTACCAGGATTACCTGGAGTCTTAGCAATAGTAGCACCAGATACTGCTTCCGGCTGATTAGCAAGCAATGCACCAGGAACAGTATGATACAGAGATACTTCCATATCTACTACAGAGTATTCATTCAGAGAATAAACACCTTCGTTATCATCTTTAACCATAGCAGTCAAAGTGAGAACAGCAGCAGCATTCTCAGCCTGAATACGACGATTCTTGTGAGCATTAATCTTCTTTACAAAAGCTTCCGCTAATTTCTGTGCTTCATTTGATTCAGCGTATACTTCATAAGTATGAGTAAATTGGAAGTTATTAGCTTCAATATCCTTATACAATACACGAAGTACATATCTGTGACCAGCAACAATAGTAGCATTAGTCAAAGTAACTACTACTTTATCCTGAGTGGGTTCTACATGCTGACCGATTACGGCAGATGGTTTAGAACTTTTCTGGATCTCATTGGAGAATTCAATATTAGCTTTCTAAGCAACATTACCATCAGGCATAGTAACATTGATCTTTTCACCTGCAACACCTACATAGAGTGAGCTAGCCTTAGCGGCTTCTGCTGCTGTTTTAAGGATAGCTTTATTCTGATCAAACAAAGCTACTTCACCAGCATTCAAAGCATCTACAGTAGTATAGCTAGCAGGACATTCCTTACCGATAAGAACGGTGTGAACTGAAGTTATCATATAATGTAATTGTTATTTTAAATTAGACATATTAAGCGCTTCTGTCTATTTTCGCTTACTTTCTACTTTCCTAACTTGTTTAAAAGTTTAATTTCCACGTCAATAAGCGCTTTCGGTTAATGTTATTCCATTGAATTTACTTCGTTAGAATATACATTATAATTTGGTAAAGTAGCTAATATTAGCTATACTGCTAATTTAACTATTTCCATATGAGTATGAACAGGTAAGTCTATATACTCATCAGTAGGATTAGTTTTAAGGTCTACTTTACTTGGTTTCTTTAAATACTCAATAGTATATTCGGCTACTTTATAATTACCATCTGTGTATAAAGTAATTGTATTATCCTATATGAGTCTGATTGGTTTAGCTTTAGTATACTTTAGACGATACTCAGATAATGAATTTTCCTTGATTCTATCAACAGTTTCAATAGTACCCTCTATAGTATCGCTGTACTTTATTCTATAGTTACCTAAAGCATCCTTCTCCCAGCAATTATTTATTACTCCATCTGCTGGAGCTATACCTGCTGTATCTCCTAATAATATAACATAATCATCAGGCAAGGTAACTGTATA